TTTATGACTATGAGGACATGTATTGTCACGATTGTTATAACGAGAAGAAAGAAATCGAGGAGGCTGACGATGAGAACGATTGAACTACAAGATGATGAGATTGCTATCATCTGGTCTGTTGAGGATGTGATACAGGAGTGTGACTGGCTCACAAGAGAACAGGCACTAGATGTGTTGCACCATATAGACCACAAACATGACGCAACAATTGGTATTAATTGGGAAGTCATTTACTACAATGCACAGTGGATGTATCCAAAGGAGGCTGACGATGACTAAATATGAATTACTGCAATCCTTGGAACGGCTATACCCTAGCCGTGAGGATTGGTTCATTGCCGATGAGGACGAGGGCATTGTGGAGGTGTGCTTCCGTGTAGACCCAGACAGTGACGATGAAGATCTGGAATTGTCCGACTACGAGAAGGGCTACCTGACTGCGTTCTATCACACCGACAAAACCATTCAGCACGATCACGCAGAGCGTGATGAAAACAACCTTTGGTATGGCATTCAGATCGGTGAGCGGATGTTCGATCTGTGCGTCTGGAAGGACGAAGACATAGTGTGCGTGGTCTATGAATGCTTTCGCAATGACAACGGCGAATGGTCAACTGACACACGCCTTCAGTGGTATTTGAAAGCATGATTAGCGGCATCACGCTATGCTTTAAGTGTGCAGACAAGGCGGATGCCATGGATGGTGGCACGCCTTACTGTGCGAAACATTGGCTCGAAACATTTGCAGGAGGTAAGTATGGGACGAGTAAAGGATTGGCTAATCGGGATGGAAGAGGACGCTCTGGACATGACACGCGAAGAGTGGATTTCCAACTATGGCGCAGATTTAATCAAAATTTATGAGGATGTGAATAATGCGAAACCTGACGAAAAAAGAGCTGACGGAGTATCTGAGAAAAACTCGTGAACAACGGCTGAAAATACAAAGGGAGCATGAACAGAGAATGCTGAAGTCGGGGTACATCAAATGCCCTGAGTGCGGCGGCGAAGGAGAATGCGAATATGAAAGGGCTGTCGTGGACTGGAACGATGGCGGATATTTAGAAGGGTACACGGATACCTGTGATACTTGTGAGGGAGAAGGTTACATTGAAGACGACTGATAAAAAATTGGAAGAGTTGTTGAAAGTGCCACCTATACCAGTGCCATCAAAATACAGGAAGGTATGGGCGTACACATCAAAGAAATCTTTGCAGAAGAGGCGGGGTTATGGAACTAACTTTAGTAAGCGGTAGGGATGGCGGATTAACATATGCGTCATGCTACAACCTTTGTCAGAAGTGGGCAGAGGAAGAGGAGTGGAACGGACGCGACAGCTCAATATGGCGTAAGCGGATGACACTCTATAAAGATGCGAGAGGCGTGGCTCACGACCCTGTCATCGAGGCTCGGCTGACAAACGAAACCATCGTGCCATGGGAGAGAAGACATGAAATGCCCCAAATGTGGTAGCAGAACGGAAGTGACGGACAGCCGTTTGAGAGAGGGAAATGTGGTGAGGCGCAGACGTCAATGCCGCTCCTGTTCACATACGTTCACAACAAATGAAATACTGGAGCATCCTGCTCCACGCCCTGTGAAATCGAATGTCATTAAAATGAAGCCGAAGAAACAGCGCATCAACATTGACGACATGACCGATGAGGAACTGGAGTCGGCAATTTTTTCTGGAGATTTTAATTATGACTGATGCAAAACTATGCCATATGTATGCGACTGCGTTGACCAATCCTCGGAAAGGTTTGCATGGTTACCAAAATTCGCCACGAGCAAATAGAACTGGCTACGGCTCAGAGGTTTTTTGTCAGCAACAAACTGCTAGAGCACGCAGTGGTGGCGTCCTATGTAAAGCCGAAGCATTTATTTGCGGCATTGGAAAGAGCCCTGCCGCCGTTCAATAATATGTGGATCGAATGGGACGAAGGGTATCGCAAAACAATAGAATACAAATGGCGAGAAAAACTGGGCGTGGATTGGTTGGGGGCATACGATAACGACAGGTTGGAAGCACGCTTGTTGTTGGAAGAAAAAGGAATGATGCCGTTTGACAAGGCGGGGTTTCATATCCAAAAGCAAAACGATACCTATGGTTTTTGTTTTGCGTTCAACACGCCTGAACAAAAGATCATATTGCCCTTGTATAAGATGGTAATCTTTTATGAAGAAAATGTGACCGCAGAAATTTTAGGAGAAGGAATTTCAACGACAGGTGTCAGAGTCCCGATTGAACAAATTGAAGAGAAGTATATAACCGAGCAAGGCGAGGTGTTCCTCGGAGATGAATACTTACACCATCATGGTTCGGACAGCATATACGCAGACACTTTGGTGCGTAGGTTCATGAGTTTGATGGAATACAATGCCACCGTCATGACTTTTACAGAAAAGCCAGAGGAGGGAATACTGAGAGCGATGAAGATAATGTCACTTCATCAGATGTATGGCATGGGAAGGTTCATGGTGTCGTTACTGGGGCTACTGAACTATGACTTGATCATTCAAGAAACTGGCAGGCCAGAGAAAATAAAAGGTGCAAGGTTCGCGGATCGAGATCTGAAGGTCAACGAATACACGACCATTGACATTGAACTACCGAAGCCACGGGGCAAGCGCATCTATGAGCGGATGTTCACGGGTCAAGGTTCGCCGAAGCGAGAGCATTGGCGGCGCGGTCACTGGCGGACACTGCGAGACGAGGCAGGCAACTTGAAGAAGAGAGTCTGGATCGATGCAATGAAATGCGGCGATCCAAAACTAGGATCAATTATTCACGACTACAACTTGAGGACAAAATGAGTAGACCAAAAAAATTCGAATGCAAGACCAAGACATTTAACTTGGTCATGAGAGAGCGGCAGTATGAAATCCTTGTGAACAAGGCTAATCGTCTGTCAGATATAACCAAGAGACAGGTGAGCGTGGCCGACATCATTCGCTTATGTGTTGACCTTCACATGGAGGACACTTGCGATGAAATCGAGCGGAGATACCGTGCCCAAGGTTATTGAGAAAGAATACCTGATAGCGCAGGAGTTCATGGTTCATGCCTCAAACTACTATGTGGTGAAGGCGAAGACCATGGGCGAAGCAATCGCGCTCATCGAACTTGACGAGGATGTGTTGCCTGTTGGAGGTAGCACTCACGAGTTCAAAATTCTGGGATATAACTCAGAGGATAATTTTGACAGTTGAAAAACTCAAATAAAATACTGGACTTCACAATTACTTTGTATTCTAATCGGTGCAAAGTTGTGAAAGAGGTGGTAGCAAAACCCACCGAATTAGAGAAGGTGATTGATCAACTGGATCAGGAAGCAAGCATTCCTAGGAAGGGAGACGGTCATCATGGATACTACATCGAAGTCGAGATAAGGAGGCACAAAGATGTACACACAAGTAACGGTAATAAACGATGCACTAAATCTGCTAAGAGGAAAACTGGTGCGGTTCATCCTGGAGGATGGGGACATGAGGACGATTGCCAATCTGGTTCAAGCCGCAGATCTTCTGGGGCTGGAGTACGATCAGGAGGCGATGGTGTATCGGTTGCCGCACACAAAACCAAAACCCGAGCCCGAAGTAAAGCGAAAGCGGGGCAGACCAAGAAAGGCGAAGTAAATGGCAAAGCCAGTCGGACGACCAAAAGTCGAAGAAAAAGCAAGGTTTCGTAATGTGGCTGTGCCTCTTGAAACATATGAGATGTTGAGGCATATTGCAGACAGAGAGGATCGGACAATGGCGCGGCAGATTGGCGTGTTAATCCGAAGAGCCTATGAAGAAAAAGCGAAACCCATTAGCACTTAGGATTCGTGAGCCGAGGTTCAGGCAACGAGTTGTGAAATCAAAGAAACTATATACGAGAAAGGGGCGGATCAACCGCCCCTTTTCACTCTCCATCTGCTGTTCCTTTTATTAAACATTCGGCTTGTTCGCCTTGGCAACAATCCTGAATAATACACTTACAATTAGCGCATTGTAGATGCCCGTGGACATCAACGGGCGGCAAGTGTGTCCTGCATCGAGGGCATAACCCTTGGTTCATACGCTCGGCAATACTGCCATCACCCTGCTCGATCATCATCTGTCTCCTCCTGTTGGTTAAGGATCTTTCTCTTTGCTTCAAGCGATATGATGTTATCACGACTCATCCCTTTCAAAAAAGTTTTTGCAACCTCTATGTTGAGCCCAGTCAGTTTCCTAAATCGGTCTACTGCTTGCTCTTGCGTAAGTAATCCTTTCTTGTAATCGATGAGCACATCTATGCTTCCTGATATTTGTGGTTTAAAGTCAACCATTCTCTTGCCTCCTCTCCTAGAACTCTGGCACCAATGTCAATCTTATCTCGCAACGCCTGAACAATCTTCTCATCCACTGTGCCTTCACAGATCAGATCGATGTATGTGACAGTATTCTTCTGTCCGATACGATGACACCGATCCTCTGATTGGATTCGAGTTTCGAGATTAAAGTCGTTAGCGTAGTAGATCACGGTGTTGGCTTCGGTCAGCGTGAGCCCATATCCAGCCGTGGCTGGGTTGGCTACAAAGAACCGAGCATCCCCATGTTGGAATGACGCTATAGCGTTTTGACGCTCTTCGTCAGAAGTATCTCCGTAATATGTGACCACACTGTGACTACCATATTTCTTTGCAAGCGCATCTTTGATACGCACTATATCATATCTGAAGCGTGACCAGATGATAATTTTACCAGAAACTTCTTCGATGCATGACATCATAGCGTCAAGACGTTGTGTGTTAAACTCAACGAGGTTGCCATCATCAGTCGGTAAATGCCCTGACAAGATCTGTTGGAAGCGTAGCAATGCCGTGATCATCTGTAAGGATGTCACAAGTTCCCCATCTTCAAACTCAATCATGGCCTCTTCTGATATATCTTGGTACATTTGTCGTTGTTCGGGTGTCATGCCGACATAACGCACGGTATAATTCTTTTCGGGCAGATCCAAACAATCTTTCTTGAGCACACGATAACTAAAGGTATCCAGTTTGTCTGTCAGTTCGTCTAGGTTTTTGTACCCGATGATCTCATCAAAACTGAGTGATCCCATCGTGCGCCGTTGAATGAGTGCGTATCGTGCTTGGAATGCATAGTAGGAATTGTAGCCCAAGATCCGAGGATCGAGGAACGCACATTGTGCATACAGATCCAGAGGGGATTTGGTCACGGGCGAACCCGTCAAGATGCGCCGACACTTAAATTCTTGGGAGATCTTGAGAAGGGATTTGGTTCGGGCTGCCTTTGGATTTTTGATCGTGGTAGATTCGTCAATCGCAATCATCCCGTTTGCACCAAACTTCTTTGCGATCCACTCGCCTGCCTTCTTGCCCTTGGCAGAACTAAACGCTTCGACATTCATGACAAAGATCTTGAGCCCAGGTTCGGGGTTCGAGAAGAAATTTTTCAGCGCATCTTTATACTTCTTCGTGGACAAAGGTTGCCACAAGAAGGTGTGCCGCCGGATGTCATTAGGAAAATGTTCTGGTATTTCCTTGTTCATCCAGTTACGGTATACGCCCTTGGGCGCGATGACCAACGCAAAGTCTATCTGTTGTGTGTTAGCAAGATAGGCCATGGTATCGATGAGAACTTTGGACTTACCAGTTCCCATCTCCATGAAATAAGCGTAGCACTGACGCTGCAAATTTGCTGACCACGCCTTGCGTTGATGCTCATAAGGTTCAGTTTTAAATTTGTAGTTGACTTTCATTAATGTCCTCCATTATGTTATATATAAGTTGATTGGATTGGCTAGTCAACACTTAACCTGAAGAGGATGTACTTGCTATGAAGCAGAGTGAAACAATCTTTGAAGAAGAAATGTTCGCCGATGCGGATACACTTAGCGGTGTAAATGCGGATGGCGGCAAACAACTCTCCAGTTTGGTTCGTCTTTTAAATAATGTTCAACAGCAAATCGATGACGCTGAAGAACATTTGAAGGCACTCAAGCAGGAGAAACAGCGGATATCGTTTGAGCAGATCCCAGCCCTCATGGATGAGATGGGTATCGAGCGTGTCGATGTGGAAGGTGCAACCGTAACACTGAAACCGTTTGTCTCAGCGTCTATCCCTGCTGACCGTAAGCAGGAGGCTTTCAACTGGCTCCGTGAACATGGTCTGGACGACATCATTAAGAACGACATCATCGTGTCGTTTGGTCGTGGGCAAGACAATCAGGCTGGCGATGTCATGTATGACCTCGAACAGCGTGGTTTTCACCCAGAACAAAAGACGCATATCCATGCCATGACGCTCAAGGCATTTGTCAAAGAGCGGGTGGAACAAGGTCTACCTTTAGATCTGGATATGTTTGGAGCATATGTTGCAAGAACTGCTGATGTGAAGAGGAAATAATCATGAGCACAGAAATCGTAAAAAAAGAAGAGGCTGGTCTGCCAGCCGCAATGATGGATGACATTCTGGCTACGGCTGGAGAGGGTATCGACTACGATACTTCGGAGTTACAGATCCCCTTCATTCGTGTCATTCAAGCACTGTCACCGCAAATCAAGAAGAGCGACCCTGCATTTATTAAAGGTGCATCACAGGGCGATGCCTTCAACACGGTGACTGGGGAGTTCTGGGGCGGAGAAGATGGCATCACTGTCATCCCATGCTACCAGGAAACCAAATACCTTGAGTTTGTTCCGTTGGAAAGTGGTGGTGGTTTTGTCGGGGAGCGGCAAGTTGCTGACCCAGATCTTTCCCAGACCACACGCAACGGCGCGAAAGAGATCCTGCCAAACGGTAATGAGTTGGTTAAGTCTGATCAGCATTACTGCATCTTGGTGGGCGCAGATGGCATGACCCAGCCAGCAATCGTGGACATGAAGTCTACACAGTTGAAGGTCAGTCGCCGTTGGAAAACACAGATTGCAATGCAGAAGGTGAAAGATAGCAAGGGACAAATGCGCACGCCTGCCCTGTATGCAACCATGTGGAAACTGTCCACTACTGAGGAGTCCAACACCATGGGCACTTGGTACAACTGGCAGGTTGAAAAGGTTGGGTTCATTCAGGACAAGGGTTTGTTCGATGAAGCCAAATCATTCCGTGAGTCAATTATGAAAGGCGAGGCCAAGGCAGTAGCCGAGGAAGCACCAGCACCAGCGTCCACCGCACCTGACGATGATGTGCCATTCTAATTGAACCACTTGGGGGGAGCAGAGGGGACTCCCCCCATTTTTCTCACGGAGTTTATAATGGAATTAATTGACCGCTTTGCGGCTGTGTTTGAAGGATCAGACAAGGCACACGGTCAAACAACAGTCGGAGCCAAGCGGCGTAACGGAAAGACAGAAGCAAGAAGTTTCATAGTCAAAGAGCCGCTAACCAAGGAGTTGATTGCACAACATTTAGATGGAACAAAAGGTGTGGGTTCGATCCCGATTACAGATAAAAATGTTTGTCGGTTTGGGGTTCTTGATATTGACAAGTATCCAATCGACCATGCCGAGATCCAGAAGAAGTGCGACAACCTAGGTATTCCATTTGTTGTTTGCCGATCCAAGTCTGGCGGAGCACACCTCTACCTTTTTATGAAGGATTGGGTTCGGGCTGTGGATATGCGTGATTACTTGACAGAGTTCTCTGCCGTGCTTGGCTACTCGGGCTGCGAGGTTTTTCCAAAGCAGGATCAGATCCTTGCTGATCGGGGGGATGTTGGCAACTTTATTAACCTGCCATACTTTGACCATCAGAACACACTGCGGTATGCCGTGGATGCCAAAGGCAATGATCTATCTTTGGAAGAGTTCCTTGACTTGGTAGATAAAAAGAAGACCACCATTGAAGATCTGTCTAAACTATCTTTCGAGTCCAAGGAGCAGGAGTTCGATGGCCTAATACCGTGCATCAAGTATATTGTGATGATGGGTGTCGGTGAAGGTGGCCGTGACAACACGATGTTGCATACAGGGATATTCTTGAAAAAGAAATACCC